ATCCTTAGCATTACGATTTAAAATCACTAACAAAAACTTTACACACGTTATAGGAATTTCACGAGGTGGTCTTTTACCTGCAAAAGTTATAAGCTATGCTTTAGATGCTAAATTATTAGTACTAGGGTTAAATTCTTATGATGATGGTGGGCAAACGGATAAAATGGATATTGTACAAGATATAGATTTCAATAAACTTCCGGAAGATAGTAGATTGTTAATAGTTGATGATAAAATAGATACCGGTAATACTATTGATTATATTAAAGAGCGTATAGGAAATAAATTTAAATTAGTAAGATATGTAACGTTGTTTGCAGAGAAGAGCGCTAAAGATAAAGTTGATCATTATGGAGTCTTAGTTCCAGATGAAACGTGGATTGATTTCCCATGGGAATAAACATCAAAGAGATATGTCAAGGAAAGTTAAATGTAGTATAACCGGTAGTGCCTATACCTTTGGTAAGGATTACTTTAATAAAAAGGTGGTTGAGTATCTAGATGAAGATAACCTTAAAAAATATTTTATTACGAGTAAGGTAAAGAATTATTTATACAAGGGGTATACAGTTCAGGAGATTAGAAATATTTTAAATATTGATGATGATGAACTACCTTCTGCAGATTCTCAAGATATAAAAGACCTTATAGACTATCATAAAATACAAAGTAGTGCACATAATAAAAAGATAGCAAGAACGCTTAACTTTGCTACACATAAATCCGACACTGATGTATCAGAGTTCATAAATACTATAAGACATTATGAATAAGAGAATTTTTACCGTGCAGCAAGGATCAAATAGTGCTATTAAAGTATTTGATGGAGAAACAGGATCGTTATATAAAATTATCGCTACAGGTGGTAATATAGTTTCCGCTCCATATGTTGCTGGTCATATAGTATCAGTTACTGTAGAGCACGGTGGAAAACGTTTTGCTAAGACGTTTACTCTTCCTGGTGGTGGACTGGCCTCAACAATGCCTCTATAATTTCGTAATAAGGTAAAAATATGAGTATCTTTACGGAGCAGCTGTCTAGAAAACCAAATTTATATCCATGGACCGATCGGTTTATTGAATCTATGCATAGTGGATTCTGGACTGATAAGGAATTTTCATTTAAATCAGATATTCAACAATTTAAAACTATTTTAACTGAACAAGAAAGAGAGACGATAGTACGAACACTCTCTGCCATTGGTCAAATTGAAGTAGCGGTTAAGACGTTTTGGGCTAAACTTGGCGAAAATCTACCCCACCCATCTTTACAAGACCTAGGCTATGTTATGGCTAATACCGAAGTTATTCATAATAATGCCTATGAAAGGCTTCTTAGATTGTTAGATTTAGAAAATGTTTTTGAAGAAAATCTTAAACTTGAATGGATTCAAGGACGAGTAGATTATTTGAGAAAGTATACTCATAAATTTTATAAAGATAGTAAGAAGCAATATTTATATGCTCTTATATTGTTTACTCTTTTTGTCGAAAATGTTTCTCTTTTTAGTCAATTTTATATTATAAACTGGTTTGCTAGGTATAGAAATGTACTAAAAGATACAGACCAGCAAGTTAAATATACCAGAAACGAAGAAAATATTCACGCGTTGGTAGGCATACAAATTATTAATACTATTAGAGAGGAGATGCCTGAGCTTTTTGATGAAGAGCTTGAGGCTAAAGTTCTACAGGAAGCTGGAGAAGCATTTAAAGCAGAAAGTAAAATCGTTGATTGGATGGTTAACGGTATGGTGGACGTGGGTATATCAGCTCCTATACTAAAAGAGTTTATAAAAAATAGAATTAACGAATCGCTAACACAAATTAATTTTAACCCTGTATTTGATATTGATAATTCGCTTTTAGATAGTACAATGTGGTTTGAAGAGGAACTACTCGGTAATAATATGACCGATTTTTTCCATACTAGACCCGTGGAGTATTCTAAAAAGAATCAGTCTTTCGGTGAAGATGATCTTTTTTAGAAGCCAGTTAACACAGTATTATAGATTAAACGAAAATGAATGATATATATTGGTTAAATGCAGATTCTAGAAAATTCTTAACACGCGGGTATCTTCTACCAGGAGAAGAGCCTGAGAAAAGAATGAAAGATATAGCAGCAGCAGCTGAAAAATATCTAGATATTAAAGGGTTTAAAAAGAAATTTTTAGATTATTTGCATAGAGGGTTTTATTCTTTATCCTCACCTATATGGTCAAACTTTGGAAGAGAAAGAGGGTTACCCATTTCATGTTTCGGTTCATTTATCCCAGATGATATGGAACAGATTTTATATAAAATTGGAGAAGTAGGTACCATGTCAAAGGTAGGTGGTGGTACATCAGGATATTTTGGCGCAATAAGACCGAGAGGAGCGCCTATTTCATCTGGTGGTTCAGCTACCGGTGTGCACACTCAACTTGCCGTATTTGATTCATTAATTAACTATGTAAGTCAGAGTAATGTAAGAAGGGGATCTTTTGCTGCCTATCTACCTGTAGATCATGATGACATAGAAGAGTTTTTACGTATTAAATCTGAAGGTAATTCTATTCAAGATTTATCTATTGGAGTTTGTATTACAGATAAGTGGATGGAAGCTATGCTAGCTGGGGACAAAGAAAAGAGAAAATTATGGGGTAAAATTATTAAGAAGCGTTACGAATCAGGGTACCCGTATATATTCTTTACCGATACAGTTAATAATAACGCGCCACAAGTTTATAAGGATAAAGGTAAAAAGATATATTCGAGTAATCTATGTACTGAAATATTTCTATCTACTTGTGATGACGAATCGTTTGTTTGTGATTTGTCCTCTGTGAATTTAACTAAGTGGGATGAAATAGTTGAAACTGATGCTATTGAAACGTTAGTTTACTTCTTAGATGCGGTCATGACTGAGTTTATTAATAAAACTGAAGGAGTAGATCATATGGAGGCTCCTCGAAAGTTTGCAATGACACAGAGAGCTATTGGAGTTGGCGTATTAGGATGGCATACATTACTTCAACAAAAACGAATACCTTTTGAGTCTATGGAAGCTAAACTTCTTAATGGTACTATATTTTCTAAAATTAAAGAAAAAACAGACCGAGCGACTGAGGAATTAGCTGAACTCTTCGGAGAACCAGAGCTCTTAAGCGGATACAATAAGAGAAACTCTCTGTTGGTAGCTATAGCCCCCACGACTTCTTCAAGCTTTATTTTAGGTCAAGTTAGCCCTTCTATTGAACCTCTAAATAGTAATTATTTTACTAAAGATTTGGCTAAAGGTAAATTTACTTTTAAAAATCCTGAGCTTTTAAAGCTTCTAAAAGAGAAAAATAAAAACAATAGAGAGACATGGAAGAGTATATTAGTTAAAGGTGGATCAGTTCAACATCTAGATTTTTTATCTGAACAAGAAAAATTAATATTTAAGACCTTCGGTGAAATATCACAGAAGGAAATTATAATACAAGCAGCTTCTCGCCAAAAATATATAGATCAAGGTCAATCAATTAATTTAATGATTCCACCAACTACCAGACCAAAGGAAGTAAACGAATTGTTAACTTTTGCTTGGCAACAAGGTATAAAGTCTTTATACTATCAAAGGTCTGCAAATCCTGCTCAAGAGCTAGCTAGATCAATTTTAACCTGCACGTCGTGTGAAGGCTAACTAGCGCGTTATTTCTTACCACCTGGGTATTCAACAGCATGGCCTTCTTCTAGAAGCATTTGATTAGCATTTTGAGAACCATCTGGGCTAATTAACTCTCCTAATAATCTTCCAAACTTACCTCTATCAATAGATGTTCTAATAATAAATGTAGATCCAAAGGATTTTAGAATCTCTTTAAGCCTCTCTTTAGCGGCCAACCCTCTTTTTTTCTCCTCGAGGTCTCTTGTCCTACTTTCCGCAGCAGAAATTCCGGTCAACCTTACACGTTCTTTAATGTGAATGTTAAAACCGCAATCAATTGTTACATCGACTGTATCACCATCTACAACTCTCCTTACTTCTGCTGTGTATTCGTACATACTAGTCTATTTACTACTGGACTACTACTTCCGGTTATTTTGGTGCTTTTAATCTGCAACAAATAGCAATTACTACTGCTAGCACGCCGGATAGAATTAAATGATTTTTAAATCCTTCGACAGATGCATATAACGCGTTAAAGTCTACAGCTTTGTGTCCACCTTGCTCGATACACTGTAACGCGCATTTCATTTCTTCAGCACAAGAATAACCTCTAACAACAAAGGCTATAATAATAGCTGACAAGATGTAAACTAAGTATCTTGGTTTCATTTTTTGATTATTTTTTCAGGATTTTCAGCAAACCTTTTTCCTAACTTAACGACCCCTTTTATTACTTCGGGAGATATTACTCCAATAATACCGTAAGTTATTGCTTTTGTAAGCGAAGATATTTCTGTCTGTTCCAATATAAACCATGCAATACCAGCTGCAATTGCAGCCGTTAGGATTCTTTTAAGTTGCTGGATGATCGTCAACCCACCATCACCAGATAAAAGGCGCGCTAGCATCGCCGCGGCCCCTATTAAAGGTACAACCCAACCACCACTTAAGAATTCTCTTAATAAGGACTTTTCTGGTTCCATTTGTAGTATTTATGGATTAACCTACTAGGCTCCTTAGACTTAGACATTTATTATTGATTTTATGTTAATTCTCTTATAATAAATATTATATCATATGAAATGGAAATATATTAATTCTTCTGAAGAGGAAGAGAGGGAAAAGGAGCCGGTTCAATTTGTTGTTAATACAAATTCTACTAATGGAAGTGGAAGCGGTCAGGTAACAAAAGTTTCAGAAAATAATGTATACTTTTATGGTGATATATTAGAATCAAACGCTCTTGAACTAAATTCGATCTTACATGATTTAGATAAAAAACTTACTATCACTAAAACTTTCTTAGATGTAAAGCCCCATATTAATTTGAGAATTAATTCATACGGTGGTTCTTTATTTGCGGGGTTAGCTACTGTAGATTGCATTAGAAATCTAGATTGCGATGTACACTCTTATATCGAAGGAGCTGCAGCGTCAGCTGCGACTATTATATCTGTAGTATGCGACAAAAGATATATAGGTAAGTATTCAAAAATGTTAATCCATCAACTTTCCTCTTCTGCTTATGGCAAATATACTGAATTGGAAGACGATATGGAAAACAATGCGCATTTAATGGATACTATTAAAACAATATATAAAGAATATACTAAAGTACCTATGAAGAAGCTTAATGATATATTAAAACGCGATCTCTGGTTTGATGCTAAGACATGCGTAGAGTTAGGATTAGTAGACTTTATTCTGTAACAGTGGTTGTTTCAGCAACAGTTTTAGGTTTTTTTCTCTCATTTCGTACCTCTAAAGCCTGTGTAGAATAACCGGTGGTATTAATACCTTCTTTGGTAGCTACTTCTCTTAAATCAGTATTTGAAGTCATTAATCTTAGAGGTATATTATTAAAGTGGTGAGAATGAGGGTAGTTGACAATGATGTCATCTTTTGGTAGCGCATATACTGGGTAATAAGATCCTCCTATTTCACATTCAGCGATAAGCAACTGTCTTGGGACATTAGTATTAAATCTTCCATATAATATAGTATCTTCCGTTTCTTGAACCTCTATAGGCGCAGTAACATGATGCACAAAAAGCTCACCTTCAGAATAAATTCCACCAGCTGCAATAATATTATTTTTTACACCAAGACCGGGTTCAATGAACACTGATTGGTTTGATCTGATTTGAACTCCGGGATGATCTTCGTTACCTACCCCGGCTATTTCTACATTAGCATTACTTGATATAGTCACACCCGATTTACCAGTTATATCAATTCTTTCTCCTATGAATCTTCCTATCGTTCCAGCAATTTCAACTACACCAGTGCTTTTAAGTTGTATACCACCGGAACCGACCAATACATTATATTTGTTTCCAACAGTTAACGTATAGTTTCCACAAGGAAAGTTCATATTATTATCAACTTCTTCAACGTGTGGAGCCGCTCCGATATTAACAAAAGATAGATTCTTTCCAACTACAACCTCTTGAGGCTGCGATCTTCCCTTAGGATCTACACGAGCTGAAGGGTAATCATTAAATACAGCTCCTATAGTTTGTGTTTTA